ATACTGTTCTTGATTGTATCTACTTTTGCCTACTTTTTCTAAGATAGTTTGGCTTTCAGGTTTTATCTCTACTACCTCTGCATGTTTCCCGCCATTCTTATCATTATAGACAATAAAGAAATCAGGAACATAAATCGTGTATTTTCCAGTTCGTGGATCTCTATATGGAATCTGTATACTTTCACTGGCCCATTTTTCAACACCCTGATGCTCGTCTAGCATTCTCATAAACACGAACTCCCAACTGCTGCGAGCCAATGGAGTTTTCTTCCCAACATATTTGTCAGGATTCTTCATATCAAATCGACCTTGTGCAAAGTTAGGCATTATGGATCAACGTGTCTATTTTGATTAGTGACTATGTTCTTGGTTCTAAACCCTAGTGTCGACGTCGGAGTTCTGTTGTTGTTTAATATTTCTCCAACCAGCTGGCTCATTTGCATGCCTGTGAAATCTTTTAATGTGTCGAGTATTTGGGCTACAGGTGTTCCATCTATCTTTGCCTGCTTTAATAAAGTAGCTGTAACTACTAATGCAGCATCTTTGTCGAATCCTTTCTTTTCAAAGAAGCTTACAGTAAAGCTATAATCATTAGCATTAAACTCTAAGGGTGCTGAACCATAGCTATCGAAAAATAGTTTAGTCGCTGCACCACTATCGGTTTGTTCGGTTATAGGAAGATTAGTTGCCATGCTTTAACCTATCATTGTTTTTTGACTTGCGGGAGTGGTGTCTTGATTTGCTTTACTCTTAGGAAAGACCGCTCCTACTATCCCACCTACTGTAGAAATAGCTCCCGAGATATTTCCGGGATTCGTTAAGATATTAACTGCCTCATTTTTCAGTTGATCTTTGGTTAAGCCTTTGAAGTTCTTATAGGTGTTAATAGTTTTAATAGCAGTTCCTAGGAATCCACCAAAGCTGCCAAATGTTGCGCCGGATCCCACATCACCAAATATCTGTTCTAGACCATCTAATACGCCGCCATCACCGGTAAGAGTAGCGACTCCGCCGCCTGCAACACTTAGTGGACTAGGCACAGTATCATAATGTAATACTGCAAATCCTTTTGGACTATTGATCTTTACATTTCCTGCAGAATATCGAACTGCTTCATATTCTAATGTCATTGTGCTTTCAATAAAATCGCCTTCAGAGTAGGCAACTGAACCATGTTGCCATGATTTGATTCTAGGATTTATCAATGTATACCCTAAGAAGCGTCTGCGGCTCATAGTATAGATTGATATCGATTTAAAGAAATCTACACTCTTGTCGTTGTCCATACCGTATCTAAATAGGTCTTTCTTTGTGTCAGTTGGTCTTAAATGATTTGCTTCAAACCCAGCTGATGGAACATGTCTATCAGAAACATAATAGCCATAATAAAGAGCCCACATCGCGTTAACAATACCGGCACTATCATCATGCATGGTAATATTAACATCATCATATTTGATTGATTTGTATAATAACTTTTTTCTGTTATATTGATTTTTTACAACACTTTCAAAACTAAACTTAGGAAGGTCTGCTGATTTGACTAACATACCAACTTCGTCTTTGTGCTTCTGTTGCCATTCTGCTGATTGTATTGCCGCAGGATCTATTTCAAATCTTACATAGAAAAGAAACTTAGATCTCGGAGCGAGTCTAAATGTATCATCGACAAACATGCGGGTTGCATGTTGCCAGTTGGCGACAATGCCCTTGGGTTGTGTTAGCCCATTGACAGCACCATTTAAAAATCGAGTAAAGAAGTTGGCCATACTAATATTTATGTCACAAAAAAACCCGAGTAAAACTCGGGCTTTCTTGATGTTTGCTTATTGATTAAGCTGTTTGTGTACCAGCGCCTGTTACAGTTGTACCAAGTGTACGGCCTACTGCTGCGCCAATACCACCTGCAATACTTGTTGTGGAAGCACCTGCTGCCCACTGTTCCATATTATCAAAGCGGATTGTTAGAGCAACTGTTGCTGCTTCGTTTGTACCGTAGTTCAAATCACCGTAGTCTGCGTTCTGTACAAAGCAACCATAGCAGTTGATTGTTTCAAGAACGTTTGGAGCTAGAGCAGCATTGCCGCCGTCTAGAACTTCGATACGTGTTGTAAACTTGTAATCGATACCTGAACGTGCAGAAGCCTGTTCCATGAAGTCGAACTGTTTCTGAATCTGCTGACCAACTAGCTTCTGTACTTCACCACTTGCGTCATCACGCAATGTTAGTGTAATAGCTTCGAAGCTTGGCTTACCAGCTAGATATACCTTGCTGTTATAGATATCTAATGTCATTTCTTCAAATGAAACTTTAGGTCTAGTAACATCAGAAACTTGTTTAGTAAGTTCTGTTGCTGCTGCAACGCCAAAGTTGATAAGTGTCACTCTAAAGCGATACTTTAGCTTTGGCATCAACAATACTTGTTGGCCGTTGGCTGTCGGTACTGTAAAGTTATTTAACGAGGTAATAGCCATTTTTAAATCTCTCCTGTATTTTTAACACGTAGTGGAATGTAGATGAATTCAATAGCCTTAACTGGTTCAATAGCAACGTCTACCCACAGCTCATTACGATCGATTCTGCTGTTTGTGTTGTTTGTTTCATCACAAACCACAGCAAAGTCATAAAGTGCTCTTAGACCTACTAGTTCTAATAACAAGCTCTCAACTGCCTGCTTGATCTCATCACGTGTGATCTTATCGTTTGGTTCAAACACATATGGACGAGCTAGCTTGTTCAACTGGCTACGTAGGTAAACTACCAAACGTGCTACGTTGATTCTATCTAATGCACTTGCGTTTCTTGCACGAGTCTTCTGACCATAGTTAACCAAGCCAACACCGTTAAAGAATGTGATTGGGTTAATCTTTAGATCATATAGTGTATCGCGTTGTCCGTTGTTCAATGCTACTGTTTGGAACTCGCCGCTTGTGGAATCTAAGTAACCAACTGCTGTTGCGTTAGTAATGCCACCGCGTCTTGTACCTGCTGGAGCAAACCATGGATATGAAACGTTGTCGCTTAGAGCGATAGTTTTCAACATCAAGTGACTTGCTGGAACAACTGCGTTTGTACCGCTTAGGTCTGTGGTAAATCCATTTGGATAAAACACTGCCATATATTCGTCATATGTAACAATACCGTTGTCACCGTTGTCAGTGACTAAGTTGGCATTTGTACCCCAGTTAGTCAATGATGTAGCATCAGCTGGTAAGCGGAATGGTGTATCACCAACCACGAACGCTGTCAAGCCACGGTCGATATTCAAGTTAACTAGGTTGCTCATTAGCTCAGGATATCCTGGGCAAGCAATCAAGTTAAAGTTACGTCTTTCTTCGTCACGGATTTCAGCACTTGTGTCAACTACACTCTTCATTGCTGCTACAATAACAGCACGTTGAGCGTGGCGACCAAATGTTCCTGAACCGTCTTCGTTATTTGGTGAAGCTGTAGTCCAGCGATCAGTTGCATAAGCACTCATGCTTGCATTGTTCATGCGTGGATTATCATCAGCTGTGTTAACATAGTTGTTGTTGTAACGTTTTACGTTACCACCACTTCTACGTAGGTTCCATAGCAACATACCTTTTGGATATAGTGCAGGATCTGGAGCGTCAAAGTCTAAGAAGTCGTTAGTTAGAAGATCTTTAATAGATGCTGCTGTGTTACCAGTTGCACCAGCTGCGCCATAACGTGCATCAGCAAACAAAATACCTTCTTCTGTTACTTGGTCAGTCTTGTCGATCTGAGTCCATTCTAAGTTAGTTGCACTCCAACGATAGATAGTTGGGAAGTCTTCTAGCGGTGCTGTGCTAATCCATAGATCGCCTTCAACTAATGCTGTGCCATCGCTTTGTGTAGTTGGTTTAGTAGCAGTTACTTGTGGACCGTTTGGATCTGTAGTAGCATATCCTGCGCTGAAGTTTTTGTAACCTTTCCAAGTTGTGCCGTTGTGAATCATAATATCCACTTCGCTGAACTCTGGATTGTACCATAGTTGGCCATCTGCTGGCTCGTTTAATGGCTCATTGCTGGTAGCATGGAAACCAGCTACGCAGAATGGTTGCCAGTTAGAAGCTAGATAATCTTCTGTTGCTGCTGTTGGCAATGCGTAGAAGTTTGCTGTGCCTGCTGAAGTACCAAGATTGAATACTGCAAACAACAATGAAACAGGAGCGCCTGTACCATCTGTGAATCTAATGTCACCACCTAACTTGTGATAAATCTGTAGTTCGTTAGCATCAGTTACAGAAGCTTCAACGTTAACAAACCCTGCTGCGTTAATAGCTGCGGCAATAGTTAATGCGTCAGCTGCTGAGTTAGCTGCTGTAAAGCTGATTGTTTTTGCTGTGTCAAGACCAGCTTGGCCTTTGATCGACTCAGCCATTGTAAATGTTTTTGCACCAACTGTAAGTGTACCTGTTGCAACTACTGTTGAAGTAATAGATGTATTACCAGTAGATGCTCTACGCCACATTCTAAAAGAAGCTGTTGCAGGGCTTAAATCATATCCTGATTCTTCATCAGCATTTGATTGAACTGTTAATGTGTTCGCTGGTAGATTTAATCCACCACCAGAACGATCTAGATAATACAAAGCAGCGTTAGTTGTAGCATAGATAGGAGCTTCTTCTGCTACCCATGATTCTGTAGAACTCTGCCAGTACTTAACTCTCCAACGTGCTCCCATGTTTGGTTCTGTGGTCTTAACCCATACTGAACCAGTTGGACGTGGATTTGTATCTGTTGACTTCCACTCTGGAACTTGAGTATGTGGAGTCATTTGTAGTGTTGGACCGTAGAATGTACCAGCTGTTAGACCTAGCTGTGTGAAATCTGCTGTACCTGTTGCAATAACGATAGCGTTACTCTTTGTTGAATCGCCTGGACCACCGCCAGTTGTACCAAAGTCGTTTGAGCCGTTTGTGTATAGATATAACTTGCTGCTCACTGCACGAGCTGTAATACCTGTTAGGCCTAGTCCGTTGATTGTGGATACCAAGTTAGTTAATGATTGGCCGCCGCTGATATTTACAGTTGTGCCGTTGATTGTAAAGTTACCTGTAGTTAGTGTTGCTGCAGAGATAGTATTACTTACTACTGTTGGAAGGCTTGCTGCCCAATCATTAGAACCAACTAATACCCATTGACCAACTGCTACACCAGCTTGTGTGTTACCTGCTGATTTCAAATAGATCTTTGCGTATTCTCTGCTGGCTGTGAATGAACCTGTGCCTTTTACAGTTTGGAATACCACAGCGTAATCGCCGATGGAACCAACTGAAGTTCTTGGAACACCATTTAATACTTTTGCTTCGTCGTCGTCAGTTAATACCATTGGGTCTTTGCTGGCAAATTTCTGACCGCCAGTTGTGCTAACTGCTGCACCATTCCATTCTTGGATACCGAACGCTGTGTCTTGTGTGTTTACCCACCATGCGCCGTTGTTTGGCATTGCTCCCGGGGCGTCTGCTGATCCTTCTAGCTGTGCTAGGTCGACGTCAGCACGTACTAGGAAGGCTGCGTTGCTAACTCCTAGCAAGCTGTAAGCTGCTAAAAGTCCATATTCGTTTCTTTCGCCACCGTGTACTGGATTTGCGGAAGCTGTCTTCTCGAAAAACGGTACACCAAACATATCTACTAGATCTTTTTGGCTGGTTAGTTTAAATGCTTTTCCAGCATTTGCTTTTGTGGTAGCTGCGGCAGTACCTGTGCCTGCTGCATTTGATTTGTCTTGGCCAGTTGCTACAACAATCAGTGGAGTTGTACCTGGCTCTGCAGGTGTATAAAAACTCTCATCGATTACCGTAACGCTTACGCCGGGTGATTGTAATGTCGCCATGTACCTATTCTCCTGGTAATAGTTTTGCTCAAAGTATTTAGCAGTTTAGACGGAAACCGGCTTCTTATACCATAAGATAAAGGGGCTGAAAAGGTGTAAATATCGTTATGAGACCACTTTGTAAATGCGGGCAGAGGCCAAAAGCCGTGAACTATAAGAAAGAAGGTAGAGTTTACTATCGGAGTCTCTGCGAAATCTGCATGTCACACGGAGTTAATCATGGAATACCCCGCTGGTTTAGAGCAGGGTATAAGATGAAACCACAGTGTGATAAGTGCGGATTTAAAAGTCCCCACAAAGAAGTTTTTAGAGTATTTCACATAGACGGCGATTTAAACAACTGCCGGCACAACAATCTTAAAACTGTGTGTTCAAACTGTGCTTCTGTGTTAAGCAAAGAGGGAGTTGCTTGGAGACAAGGTGATCTCACTGCTGACTTTTAACAGATCTGCAGACTGTGTATACAACTGATCAATAGTACCGTTATTGTTAATGATCTGATCAAAGTCGCTACCTAACCATGCCCATTCAGATGCATGGATTCCCATACGTTTCATTTCGTTTAGAGAGATATTTGATCCGTTATTAGCAGCAAGAGCATGTTCGTACCAATCAGGTAATGCTCCACGTTGTACCCAAACAATGGTTCCGCCTGCATTTTTAATGGCTGAGATTTCGTTAGGAAAACGACAATCGCTGATTACCACATTGTCTTTTGAGTTACGGATTTTGTTTTCTAAGCTGGCAATCCAAATATCATCATGGAAGCCTTTGCGACATACTTCGGTACCCCAATATTGCAGCACCCATCTAGGAGTTAGGGTAGGCATTGCTAGTCGTTCTGCCCACCAAGGATCTACACATTCGCGCCATTCTCGAGCTTCTTTAGTTCGCCCTTCAAGCATAGTTCGATCCCAGCCAAATACATTTGCTACAGCGTCTTTAAGAGTACTGGCAAATGACTCTCGTCTAAATTCGTGGAAGTTAACTAGATAGTCAGCAACAGTGTCCTTGCCGCTGCCAATAAAACCGCATATACCTATGATCATAAATGTCTCCTATAAAGACATTATAATATAGATTAGTTATAAGGTCAACCAGTTATCCAGGTGTAGCCGCTGCCGCCGGGAACCAATTTCATGAGATCGTCTATGAGCTTGTCCATTTCAGCTTGTGCTTCGGTTTTCATTGCAGAACCATTTAATGCACTGCCGCCACCGGGTCCTGCGATTTGAGCAAACTTTTCACGTGCTTGGCCTAGCATCATTTTGCAGTTTGCAAGTGCATAGTCTTTGATCCATTGGCCTGAATACGCATCGTCAATGATAACAAAATCTGGTTTGATATTGTAGACCATTAACATTACAGATTCTTCTGTTCGTGGACGTTGATGTATAATCAACTTACGACTCTGTGCATTCCAAGTGAAGTTGATAAATGCTCCAAACATTTTACCTACAAGTTCTTGATACTGTGCAAACAATTCATAAGTTAGCAGACCACCCATATTAGTCGAAGCCAACAAATAGGTGTTTGTGTATGCCATATTGAACGGCTCAAACACAGTACCGCCTGTTCCGCCGCCTGTTCTAGAACCGATGCTGCGTCTAAAAATCTGTCGAACCTGCTGTATTTCTTTGGCTAGAATGTATTCGTTAACGTCTGTTTGCAGAGTTAGGAATATATAGCTTTCTTCAACAGCATTATCGCTGCGCTGACGAAATACTGCTAGGGCACGATTTAATGCTGTTTCGTAGTGGATAGGATCGAGTTCTATATCGATCATACCATCGCCCAGCATAGCTTTGCAATAGTCGTAAACTGCTTGTTTGGATTGGTCTATTTGGCTCATACTGTTATTTATCGTAGCGGTAAATATACTACTATGCCAAGACTCAGTTTATACCGTCCCGAAAAGGGCAACGATTTTAGATTTATAGATAAAACCATTTGGGAAATGTTCCAAGTTGGCGGCACTGACGTGCTGGTCCACAAGTACATAGGCCCGGGTTCTTCTTCTGCGGGTGCTAGCCCAGCCGCTCCTGCATATACAGGAACTAACGAAACTCAAATACAAGATCTACTATTCCTGGAAAATCGTGATAGAAAATACGACCCGGACATTTATCTACTTCGCGGTGTTTATAATATTCAAGATATAGATTTTAATCTAAGCCAGTTTGGATTGTTTTTACAAAATGATACTATTTTTATCACTTTCCATATCAACGATACAGTTGAAAAACTAGGCAGAAAAATAATGAGCGGTGATGTTATTGAGTTACCGCATTTAAAAGATGAGTTTGCACTAAATGATTTTCAGTTTGCATTAAAACGATTTTATGTCATTGAAGAAGTTAATCGTGCTGCTGAAGGATTTTCAGTAACATGGTATCCACATTTATATCGTGCTAAA